CCGGCGTGGTGTATGCAGTCGAAGGGAAAACAGTTGATGACCGTCCAACACGCAAGAATAGTGCAAATACGATCAACCCCTGCAAGTAACACCACACCAAACCCGTGACCACGGGTTTTTTTACGCCACATCATTTCACAAAACGCAATGCTTGCCATTTATGTTGCATAAACTACAATATAAATTGACTGTATAAATATCAGGGGTAAGCAGATGAACCGATCACAAATCACGGTAGCACTTTGCCGGGAACATCTTCAGTCCATTCGTGAAATTCAGGAAGAGGAGCGCAAGCGTTCTCCGATTGGTGTAGCACCAACGGTAAACGCTATTGCCCGCGCATTGGTCGCTAAGGGCCTTGAATCCGTTAAGCGGGGTGGGTGATGGAACAACTACAGAGGCTGGCTGAAGTAATTGCCGAGACCTATATTCGCGATCTGCGCCGGGAAACTGGCTCCAACGTTCTTAGCATTGATGGTGTAAGTGGCAACGTTGAAAAACACCTGCTCGCCGCGGGGCTTGTCGATAACACAATATATGCCGCTAAAGATGAATATGGCGCGACATTTGAACGAGAAGCCTATCGCATGTTAATGAATTTTATATCATTTGATGGTCCGGAATATCGCCTTACCGAACATGGTCGATTAGTCATAACTCTTCTGAACACCAACGCTCTGAAAAAAAACAAAGTAAGAACCCTACACTGAGGCGCTCATGACAACTGATTTTGGCAAATACACCATTGAGATTGAAGCCGATGCGGCCAAACTGCTTGCGGGTCAGGCGAGCGCAGATTCAGCTTTAAAGCAAATTGAAAACTCAGTCAAAAAAACAGCTAACTCTGCTGACAAGCTAGATAAAAGCCTGGATAACTTGGGCGGAGGTTTTTCGCGCCTTGCTGTGGCCGTGAAAGGATACATATCAATTCAGGCGTTGATGAAGCTCCAACAGCTGTCTGAGGAATTCACGCTACTTCAGGCACGAGTAACGCGTTTATCTTCAAGTTCAGAGGAAGGTGCGCGGAGCTTTCAGCAGCTTGTGGGTATTGCTTCGGCAACCGGTGCCAGCCTTGGGGATACCGTCAACCTCTGGCAGCAACTGACCGCTACACTAAAAACTGTAGGCGCCACTAACAGTGATGTTAACCGGCTAGTGATGACCCTGCAGAAGATCGGCACTATCGGTGGCTCATCGGCTCAGGAAATGGCTAACGCTCTCAGGCAATTTATGCAGTCGGTTGCGTCCGGCAGAATTCAGGCGGAAGAGTTTAACTCAGTGCTGGAACAGATGCCGGAACTGGCGAGGCAGATCGCCGATGGTATGGGGATTCCGTTTAACGAGCTCCGTCAGTTGATGTTGGCAGGCAAGTTAGATATTGGCGAGGTGCTAGCGGCAATCGAAAAGAGGTCCGACGAAATCAATCAGCAGTTTGAAACTATGCCGCGTACTGTATCGCAGGCAACAAATGCTTTGATCACTCAGTTCGGGGTAGCTATCTCCAAAATTGATGATGCTATTGGGACGTCGCGCTATTTGGCAAAACTTCTCGACCAAACTGCTCTTTCAATCTCCGTAGCCACCGGAAATGTAGATCCTATTGTTGCGATAGATGCGCAGTTGGATTCGCTGAATAAAAAATTAGCTGTAACTGAAGCGGCTTACAATACCGTTTCCAAAGCTTCTATCTACACTGACGCAGGCACTAAAACACAAATAGATGCTATCAAAGGTCAAATAGCGGCGCTAGAACGAGCAAAATCCCTTTATTCCGATGTTGGCAAGGCGGCATCGGGTTCTGTAGACGGATCTAAGCCAGCCTATATCACCAATCTCGAAAAGAAAACGGCAGAGAACAACGCCAATTCGATCATTAAATCTGGTCAAACAGTAGTTGATAAGCTCACCCAGCAGCGTGAACAGCTAAGCAAAGACAAGGCCAAAGGGCTAATCGATGATAAGAAATATGCTGAAGCTGCTGCTGTTCTGGATAAGCAAATTGCCGACGCCAGAAAAAAACAGGATAAAACGCCGAAGAATGCCTTTGCCCGCGGCGATGACTCAATAGACAACTTGCAGCGGCAGATTGCCGTTTTGACAATGCGCTATGACGAGAACACCAGAGAGGCTGCGCAGTTTAATGCCGTGGCCGCTCTCGGAGCTAAGGCCACCGACACGCAAAAAGAGCGGGTGCGCGAACTGGCTGGACAGTTATTTGACGCCCAGCAGCGCCAGAAAGACCTTAACAACGCGATCAGCAATGACCCTGTGCGTAAGGAAAATAAAACCTATTCAGACGGTCGAGACCAGCTAAAGCGCCAACTAGACGGCCAGATGATTGACCAGAAAACCTATAACCAGCAATCAGAGTTGATGGAGCAGCAGCATCAAGTCAATCTGGCAAAAATACGCGCTCAGGAGCAAACAGCAAACCCGATAGCAGCCGCCCGCGCTGAAATTGACCCGGTACAGCAACTGGTCAATGAAAACAACCAGAAGCTGGCCCTCATGCAGCAGTACCAGCAGCAGGAACAGGCAATACTCCAACAGAGCTATCAGCAGGGAAAAATCAGTTACGACCAGTTCATCGCTGCCAAATCAGCTACGGATGCTCAGTATCTGGCGCTGAGAACGGCGCAGGAGAATCAGTTCAACGAGCAGATGACGGCGGCGCAGTGGCAGTTGTTGAGCCAGCAGGGACTTGGCTGGCAGACTTTGACCAGCGCCGTGGATGCTTTCTCCGGCAGCGCGTCCAACGCCATTACCGGAATGCTGACTGGCTCAATGAGCGCGTCTGAGGCGATGAAATCGCTTGGATCGACCATCCTCAACAGTGTTGTTAACTCGCTGGTGCAGGCGGCAATTCAGGCAGCTATTGTTAAGCCATTGCTGGAAGCGTTTGGTTTATCTGCCGAAAGCACGCTTGGGGCAAGTACGGCATCGGCGGCAGAGTCTTACGCTGCATGGGCGCCAGCGGCAATAGCGGCTTCCATTGCCACGCTGGGCAGTGCGGCAGGCGTTGGCTTTGCTGCATATTCTGGTGCTACGTTGGCTGGCAAGGCTCTTGGCGGACGTAAAAATGGCGGGCCGGTATCATCCGGCAGTATTTACCCTGTAGGAGAAGGAAACCTTCCGGAACTCATGCAGACCAGTAAAGGACTGTTCATGATCCCCGGTGATGGAGGAAAGGTATTCAGTAACAAGGATGTGAATAGCGGCTCTCCGACTATACAGAAGGCATCAACAGGGAAAGAATATCTCCCGGCATCCTCCGCATCATCCAGCCAGGCAGAAAGCCGCACTGAACGACCGATACAGGTCAACATAACCCTTATCGACCAGACCACCGGCAATCAGCACAACATCACTGGCACTGAAGCTTTCCAGCAAGGTGACGTTGTGACAGTTACTGGATGGCTGAATGACGTAGATACCGCCGGCCCAATGTCTACAGCATTCGCAGATGCTCACGGACTAAGAAGGCAGGCAAGGGGGGCTTTTTAAAGTTGACCCGAGGGGGATGGTTTATCGCCCCCCCTTTTGTTACGCGGGACTGCTTTATGAATGGCATTTTCACAGGACAGAAATAAGAACTTTTTTTCGTGTAAACGCAGCCAGTAAACAACCTACCCCATGAGAGGGTGACAAAAGTTGACATCGAAAGGCGATCCCGTGACTAACGACGAAAAGCGAAAACTATACCGCGCGTGGGCTGATGATATCGGCGGCGGAACATCTTTCCCGGACGCCTGCAGGGATATGACGTGCGGAGCGACGACGAGGAAAGGGACGCCGTGCAAAATGACGGCGCTTTACGCTTCTGGGCGCTGCAAGTTACACGGCGGTATGAGTACCGGCGCAAAGACACCAGAAGGCAAGGCGCGGCAGTTAGAGGGGCTCCGCCGCTGGCTGGAGAGAAAGCGGCAGGCCACCAGCCAGGGTGACAATACGCAGTAAGGTTCGCGCTGATGGTACGCAGTACGCAGAAAGGTACGCAGCAAAAAGAAGGTTTTTTCAGTGCGTACTTGTTTAAGTGTGTTCTGCGCGTGGCGATGTAAGTCAATGATTAGGCTTAATTATAGCGAAGAGCGATAATCGGGGTAGCGAATATGGGCATTAAAGGCAGGGGCATGAACAATATTCGGCGCAACATCAATGCGCTGGTGAGGGACATTACCGGGCGGCGCTTACCTCGCGCAATGACAGCCGCTTTGCATGAGGCCGGACTCGTAGCCGCAATCTATACGCCAGTTGATACCAGCACGCTGATTAACTCGCAGTTTAAAGAGGTTATTACTAACGGGACGCGCATCACTGGCCGCATCGGATATTCAGCGAATTACGCAATCTATGTCGCAGATCCGACTATCCCGCAGAAGTTCACCCTGCCCAGGGCCAGGAAAGAGTTTTTGCAGCATGGTGTTGCTGATGCAAAACCGCAGATGGAGGCAGCTTTCCTGCGAGAATTATCAAAACGCTGATTGCGGAGAAAACGAAACCGATACATGCGCAGCAGTTGCTTACCCCATGAGTGGTTAACAATTGTTAAGGTTCTAGCGACGATTATTAGGCCGTATTCGCAGTAACCAATTGCGCAGAACTCATATTATTTCGTATTCATTTTAGGCTTTTTTTAGCGGATAACTGAGGCAATGAGAGAGCAGACGCGGGTTTACACCTCTGCGCTATCACGCATTAACCTCCAGTTTCTGGCAAAACTGCAAAGAAAG